GAAGTGCTTTGGTTAGAGCAGGGAACTTCTCCCCTGCGAGAGTGGACGGCGAAGTTATGATGATGTTCATCGAACTTGCCAATAGGGTTGTAGAGGAAACTCGCAGACATCCCTATTGGACAGGCGGTGACATAGATTACTACGTTTCACAAAGCGAGTGTCGCAGCATCCCAGACATGATAATGATAGACGGCTTAACAGCTCACTATTTGATCCAGCAAGGTAGTGAGAAAGCTGCCTTAGCTATGAGAATGTATCAATCAAATATGTCTGATATGTTTTATGAGCGGATTTATGGAAACGCTGCCATTAAAATTGCGGTAACTGACAAGGGCAGCAACAAGGCTTACGACACTACAGCCACAGCAACTTCCCCCACAAGTACCGTGACCACTACTACCGTTGGAAATGTTCACACCGTAACTACGAGTAAATACTAAATGTCTAGGCTGTCTTACGCACCCATAGCCATAAAAACAAATGATAGTGCCTACTATGGATTTAGGGGCATTGACCGTTCGCATGACATTACGGCTATGGAGACAAAAGAAGAGCAGCATTTTTGGAACTTAGAAAACTGCACCGTTGATTATCGTGGGCAGCTCAAGCGTGATCCAGCAAACTATTTGTACTCTGATCAAACTCGGTTTCCTATTACCGCTATTCGTTTTTACAGCAGAGAGGGATTGGTATTTGCTGAAGAGGATAGCGCTACGGTCAACCTAGTTTCAGATCGTGGTGACAGAAAACAAGAAGCCTATGCAAAAGGCTCTATTGTCCATATGACGAACTACGGTGGCAAGGCTCACATATTTTCTAATGCTAGCCAAATGCAAACGTATGATGGCTTTGATTTTGTTGCTTCAACGGCATCAGCCACGCCAGCGTTCGGTGTGCCTATTCAGCGTAGGCTTTGTATAGCTGGGTTTCCAGACCAGCCAACGCTAATGCAGCTTAGTAGAGTTGATGATCCTAAAATTTTTATTGCTGAAGAGACTGACACTACAAGTTCGGCAAGAGCTGGGTTTATTGACATTGCTGACTTAATCGGAACAGCCGACGAAATAACTGGATTAGGTACTTTTGAGGCCAACCGACTTGCAGTTTTTACGAACGACCAAACGCTCGTTTATATTATTGATCCTGACCATGACAACTGGACGCTAGATAGTCGCGCTAATTTGCGAGTTGGTTGTGTTGCTCATGGCACTATAGTTAATGCTGGTAGCGACCTACTGTTTTGTTCTCGCCGTGGCATACACAGCATTATGCGTTCGGAACAGAACGGCATTACTATTGCTGAAGCCTCTTTGTCAGAGCAGATAGAACCTTTGTACCGAGAGCTGGTAAAAACAACGCCAGACAAAAAAGCTATCAAGGCTGTGTACGACAGCGACACCCAAACCTACCATGTGTTTTTTCCGCGCAGAGGTGGCAACCAAACCAAGAGGCTGTCTATGAGTTTTAGACAGGGGTATGAGGCCGTAAACTTTCAACTTGGCGACACCCTTTACCCTCGGTGCGGTGACTTTTTGGGTGGTCGTTTGATGATCGGAACCAGTGACGGTGTTTACGATACAACAGATAGAACTTTTGAAATTGATACAGGTACTGCTGACTTGAGAAGGTCACAGATGATTGCTGACACTCCTGTACTTTGGTTGGGCGATTTTATGGCAACCAAAAGGGCGCACACATTTATTGTACAAGCGTCTGGCAAGGGGCGTTTCTTTGTTGATGCTTTTGACGAAGACGGCACTGACATGGCCTCTATGGAAATAAACTTAGACAGGATCGAAGGTGACGTTATGTGGGGCGATGCTCCGCTAAAATCTGATTACACCTTTCCTTTTAACCACGTTTTTAGAGGCGTGATGTTGCGTTTCAGAACAGACCCAACCGACCAAGAGAGCGATGTCAACATAATCTCTTTTGCGTTTCTAACTCATAAGGACAAATAAGATGGCAAGGCTCAAGGTACTATATCCAGGAAATCATACTTCATCAGGGAATATTGGCGCTGATATTGAGAATATAGTTAGGTACGTCAACGCTTCTGAGCTAGGCGACAACACGCTTTCAGAACTGCTGCTAAAGTTATTTGATACAGCAGGGACAGTGACGGCAGCGATTGAGCTTCGCAATGATGCGACCCTTGGATTTCAGTATCGCGTTGGAACCTACACAGATCAGAATGAAGGCTGGATCACTTTATCTACCGTTGCTTCACTAAGGGGCGCGTCTGGCGTTGATGTTGGAACGATTGGTGCGCCTTTGTTTAGTGGCAGACAAGACTTTACAGCCACTTCTGGTCAAACCGTTTTTAACTTTGGTCACATAGCAACAGATGCTTTGCTTGTTTACATCAACGGCACATTACAAGCGGCAGCAAATATAAGTTCGAATACAACGGCAGGGACGGTTACGTTGTCGTCAGGTGCTACTACTGGCGATTTAGTAGCAATTTTTAAAGTTCAAAACGCAAATACGTCAGGCTACTCAAGAACTGAAACAACAGCCAACGCAAACCAAGCTGTGTTTCCTTACGTTCACACAGCAGCTCAGAGTATTATGGTGTATCGAAACGGTGTAATGCAGCGAGAAGGCTCATCGAACGACTATACGACAAACCCAGCGTCATCCACCATTACATTTACGTCAGCTCTTAGCGCTGGGGATATCATTACATTCTTGCGTGTTGAAGATACCAGCTCAGTAAAAGTCTCTGGCTTGATGACTGAAGATGCGTTTACTGACGTAAACGGATTTATACCTTTTACAAAGCTTTCGATATCTGATGCACAAATACCACAAGCTAAAGTTGCTGACCTTGCTACAACGTTAGCGAACAGGGGCCGTGTTTATGTTTCTGGGTCTACGCCAGCTAGCGCCAACGCTGGGGATATGTGGGTAGATACAGCAGCCAGCCCTAACGTTTTGAAGTTTTACAACGGTACAGGTTGGTTGCTGACCAGCCCAGACACAGGTATCCCTGCGTTTACTGTTAACAATGCGCTTCAGTTTCTTCGCGTAAATAGTACAGGTGGCGGCTTAGAGTTTTCTGACATTGATCTAACTGGTGTCGTACCTAAAACTTACATCGGAGCTGCATCTGGTGTTGCTGGCCTTGACGCTAGTAGCAACATACCTGTCGCACAGTTACCCCAAATTTTTGCAACACGCTCGTACTTTAAGGCTACGGCTGGCGCAATATCGAACGGTGACATAGTTATCACTCGCGCCTACAAACAAACAGTTAGAATTGATGCAATCGCAGCTAAGACATCTGGCGGTACATGCAGTATCCAACTTAAAGTCAACGGCATTCAGCTTTCAGCTAGTGACTTGATCACAGTGTCTAGCACTCTTTCTGAGCAGAACCTTGGGGCATCCGTACAAGTCGATGCCACAACTAGCTCAAAAGAAATCGCAATGACCGTTTCATCTTCTAACAGCGCACAAGACCTAGAAATTACAATCGCGGCGGTAATATTAAATGTCTGATATGAAGCAGTATGCTCAGCATCTGAGCAGTAAGGGGCGGTACGGAGATAGCGAGCTTGTCCACGTAACGCCAGATGAGCTTAGTCTCCTTAAAAATATAGGCGCTGGGACAATCAACCCAGACACAGGGCTGTACGAGTTTTATCACACTGCTGGACACGCTGGAAACGAAGTTACGTTTGACCAAAAGTTTGCAGCAGAGCGTAAAGCGCAAGGCGCTGGTGGATCGTTTGATTTTGAAGGTAAGACTTACAACACTGACTACGCTGAAGAAGCTAGCGGTAGCAGCTCTTCACAGAGCCAAGGGCGTGGAACTTTAACGCAAGCGCAGCGCACCGAAAACACAGCAAATTCATTCCTTGGACTTGATCGTGACGGCGATGGTTCGATGTGGACTAAGACAGACGAATTTGGAACCACGACTAACTGGCTTGGTCAAGAAATGAATATCGTCGAAGGCGTTAACGACGAATATTTCTTTGGGGCATTAGATGTAGACGGTGACGGTAGCTGGCTTACTAGCACTACTTTTAACGACAGGGATAGCGGTCAGCCAGAAACCAAGCAAAACGACAGCACATGGGGCGAAAGGTTTACAAGTAGAATTACTGGCAAGTCTCCTTTTTCCACAGCGTTAAATGTTGTTGGCCTCTTGGCAGCTCCTGTTCCTACATTGCTGGCGGCTGGGGTTGGCGCAACTATAGACACTAATAATGACGGCAGCATTATGGACAATATAACTGATGCTTTTAACCGTCCTTTAACGCCAGATCAGAAAAAGCGTCACGAAGAGTTTGTTGCAAATATGAACAACAACGATGATGACGATAACAGCAATACATATTCTGAAGTACAAGAAGTTGTACAAGAAACAGAGGCATCCGAAGTTCCCAATGATCTTACTGATCTAAAGTTTACTATTAACGGCAACGGTGAATTACCATTCTTAGATTATGAATATACAGCAGATGGAACTAATATTTCTAATTCATATGATGGTCAGCCAAAGCCATTTCGTTTAGATTTTGGATCAAACTTTCAAGCATCAGCATACACAAAAGCAGAGAAGGCTAGAAACGCCGTCATGGAAATGGTGGCTAGGCTCCCTGCCAGTATGCAAGACGAACTGAAAGGCGACATAAGTATTCGTATGGACAGCTCTAATAACATGAACCTCTATGTTGGCGACCAGAGAAGCGGATATATAGAGGCTAGTTATTCTGGTGACCAAGAAGGATACACGAACCTGATTGGTGATGTGGAAAGTATGCTCGCGTACACAAACGAGACAGGCGACACCAATTTTAATTCTGGGTATTTAGGCAGAATTACGTCACATGGCAAATACAGCGAATATGACGTTGGGCTTCTTCAAGCTGAGCTAACAAATCTTCGGACTGAATTGTCTAATGCTACTCAATCAAACGTTAGAGCTGTTTTGGGCAGAAAGATCGCTAGCGTTGAGACTGAGTTGCGAAGAAGAAATGGTGAAACATTAGATATGGCAGACAGCATTGCTGGTGTAACTGATGTAATTTCTCAATCTGCAAGCGAAATGGTTTCGGCTGTTTCATAGGGACGACTGAAGCTTAATAAAAAAGCTAAGGTTAAATTGATAACGGAGTGAATAAATGTCTTTTTCTGATTACATCTTTGGCCCAAACACTGGCGTTTCAATGTCTCAACGAGCTGCTGGTAAAACAGATGAGCTGATAAAAACTGGTCGCAAGGGAGATGCTAGCTTGGTACATGCCACGCCATTTACCAAGGACATGCTAAAGTCGATGGGTGGTGCTGGTACGATTAATCCCAAGTCTGGCCTTATGGAATTTTACCCAAAGTTTAATGACATTAAATACTAATGAATGAACCTATAACATATAAGCGCGTAAAGGTTTGGGACGATGACCTTGAGCATAGCATTAAAGAGCTTGCTATTTCGTTGCATGGTGAGGCCACCACAGATGTTGCATCCCCACTAGACCTTGACCGCCTTATTGAAATTGCAAAGCTATACGTTCCTGACAGCAGAGA